CGCCTCTTGCGGGCTACGCGACTATATATAATATATATAATAATATATTATATATATAACATATAAGATAAAATGGGGATTTTCTGCCCGTTTAACCGAGGGCGTTTATAGTAGGTTTTAACGGGGGTATTAAATGGGGCGACGACCTGGGAAAGTTGACATCCCAAAGCACGAGGCTATCGAGCGGGTACTGCATCAACTGAGCCAAGGTAGCACCATCAAGGCTGCTATGGAGTCGGTCAACCGAAATGAAGTGACCTTCCGCCAATGGGTGATGAATGACCCTGAATTCAAGGATAGAGCCGATAAGGCTCGCCTAGCGGGCAAAGGCATCAAGGCTGATTTTAAGAATCTAAAGGATATTACCTTTCAAGAATTCTCTGAGCAGTTTTTAGATATTAAATTATTTCCTCATCAACTTAACTGGATTGACCTTCTTGAAGGACGAGAGCCCTCCTGGCTCCATCCCTCGATGATATTTGAACCAGGGGCTCATAACCGATTTCTTATCAACGTACCCCCTGAGCACGCTAAGTCCACGGTACTGACCATCAACTACGTCACCTACCGAATTGCTACCAACCCGAACATTAGAATCATCCTGGTCTCAAAGACCCAGGGTATGGCTCGTAAATTCCTTTCAGCCATTAAGACCAGATTAAGCCATCCTTCTTGGATTAAACTCCAGACCGCTTTCGGTCCTAATGGAGGCTATAAAGCGGACTCGCCTACGTGGTCCGCCGATATGATTTATTTAGGCTCAGGTCGAGACTCTGGAGAAAAAGACCCTACGGTACAAGCCCTAGGCTTTGGGTCTCAAATCTACGGAGCACGTGCCGACCTGATTATCCTCGATGATGTCGTGATGAACTCCAATGCCCACGAGTGGGAGAAGCAAATTGAATGGCTTCAAAAAGAAGTTATCACGCGTTTGGGACGACACGGTAAACTCCTCATTGTAGGAACCCGTGTTGCCCCTATCGATTTATACAAACAGATACGGGACGGCTCTAACTGGACTGGTGGAAAATCGCCTTTCACTTACTTAGCGATGCCAGCAGTCCTCGAGTTTGATGAGAAGCCTGCCAACTGGAAAACGTTGTGGGCAAAGACAGACCGCCCTGAGGGCGAGAATGATGAAGCAGATGAGCAAGGGTTATACCCAAAGTGGGACGGAGGCGCTCTCTTCACTAGAAGAAGTGAGGTCGCCCCTTCTATCTGGGCTATGGTCTATCAGCAAGAAGATGTTGTTGAAGACGCAATCTTTCCGCCAGCAGCAGTTGCAGGATGTGTCAACGGTATGCGAAAGCGCGGACCACTCAAATCAGGTACTGCAGGTCATCCACAACAAATCGAGGGCTATACCATTATAGGTCTTGACCCTGCTATGACGGGTAATACCGCAGCAGTGGTTGCAACTTACAACAAGGTCGATTCGATGATTTATATTCTCGACTGTGTAAATATGACCGACCCAACTCCTATGAAGATTCGTACTTTAATTGAAGATTGGGTACAACGATACAAACCACAAGAATTACGAATTGAAATCAATGCACACCAGAAAGCCTATGCTCTAGATGACGACTTGCGAAACTGGCTGTCAATGTACGGCTGCCAACTCAACTCTCACTTCACTGGTAAAAATAAGTGGGATACTAACTTTGGTGTGGCTTCTATGGCAAGTTTGTTCGGCTCTCTTAGAGATGGAAGATTCCAGGATAACAATTTAATAGAACTACCTAGCAATGAAGGTAGCGAAGGTCTTAAGGCGTTAGTACAGCAGTTGATTACTTGGAAGCCTGATACCAGAAATGCTACTGACTGCGTTATGGCTTTATGGTTTGCCGTCATCCGCATCCGCGAAATGATGCAGGCTGGAACTAAGCAACAACGCTGGGTGCAAAACCGTTGGGCAACTAGAGCACAATCTCAACGCAGAATGTCAATCAATCTTGATGAAGCCATTGCAGAACAATGGCAAGAAACATACGGATAGGAAACTATGGCACTTTCAATGGAACAAGTCGCAGCCCGCGTCGAATCTCTGCGCTATCGTGCTGTCGATAGAGATGCTCGTAACCTTGACGTACTTGCTGTTCGCAAAGGTCAAATTGCATCCGTGTATCCTGACTTCTTTCCAGATGGGGTAGATGCCAATGTCGTTGCAAATTTTGTGGATATTGTTGCGCGAGACCTTTCAGAGGTTATGGCACCACTACCAGCGGTTAACTGTTCTGCGGCGAATTCGGTTTCTGATAGGGCTCGTAAGTTTGCTGATACGCGTACTCGCATTGCCTCTAATTATTTTGCTCACTCAGATTTATCTGTACAGATGTACCAAGGAGCCGACTGGTACTTAACATATGGATTCCTCCCGTTCATTATTGAACTGGATGAAGAAGCAAAACTGCCACGCGTACGCCTAGAAAACCCAATAGGTGCTTACCCTGAGTTTGACCGCTATGGACGTTGCACGGCATTTGCAAAACGCTACTCGATGACACTTGGCGAACTAACTGCTATGTTCCCTGAACTAGAGATTGAACTTCTTGGACCGCTACGGTACCATCAAGATTTAACTCAACAGGTTGAGATGGTTCGCTACTATGATGAAGACCAATCAATAATCTATCTCCCAGATAAAAATAATTTAGTTCTTTCAAAAGCAAAGAATCCGCTGGGCAAGATGATGGTTGTTGTTGCACGTAAGCCATCTGTTGATGGTGAAATGCGTGGTCAGTTCGATGACATCATTGGTATTCAGTTGCTTCGTAATCGTTTTGCGCTTCTTGCGATGGAAGCAGCAGAGAAATCTGTACAGGCTCCTATCGTTCTTCCTTCCGATGTACAAGAACTACAACTTGGTGGAGATGCAGTTATTCGTACATCTAACCCAGCGGGCGTTCGTCGTGTTGAACTAACACTTCCTGCTGGTGCATTCACCGAGCAAACATTGCTTAATCAAGAAATGCGTGTAGGCGCTCGTTACCCTGAGGGACGTACAGGTAACATTGATGCCTCTATTGTCACAGGACAAGGTGTGCAGGCTCTTATGGGTGCATTCGATACCCAGGTTAAGAGCGCTCAAGCAATCTTTGCTAGCGCACTTCGTGATGTAATTCAGATTTGCTTTATGGTTGATGAGAAGATTTTCCCTAAAGAGAAAACAATTCGTGGTGTTGATGCAGGTAGCCCTTATGAAATTACCTACAATCCACGTAAGGACATCAAGGGTGATTACTCAGCAGATGTCCGTTATGGAATGCTTGCAGGTCTTAACCCAGCACAAGGTCTTATCTTTATGCTACAGGCTTTAGGTGGAGGTCTTATCTCTAAAGACTTGGCTATGCGTGAACTTCCATTCACAGTAAACGTAACTCAAGAACTTGAAAAGATTGAAATCGAGAATATGCGTACTGCTCTTCTTGGTTCATTAACACAATACACACAAGCAATTCCAGCAATGGCTGCCGAAGGTGGTAATGCTGCTGAAGTTGTACAGAAGATTGCTGCAGTTATCAAGGCTCGCCAAAAAGGACAGGCGCTTGAGGATGCGATTGAATCAGTATTCGCACCTGCAGAACAAGTCCCTCCTGCTGGCGCTGCCGAACAAATGGTTGAGCAACCGTCCCCTGCTCCCTTAGGTGGTCCAGTAGGAGGCGCTCTTTCACCTGGTGAACAACAAGGCGGAGCACCTGACATTATGAGTTTGCTTTCAGGTCTAACTGGAGGCGGAGAACCAACAGCAAGCGTAAGAACTATTCGACGACGATAATTTAGGAGGGGACTTTGACTACAATTATTGGAATTGAATATAAGAACAAAAGCCTCCTTGTAGCAGATAGCAGAGTAATTGATGATTCGGGAAGAATCTATGCTCACAAGGTAATGAAAAAAATAGCATCACGTGGTGCGTTACTAATTGCAGGAGCAGGAGAAGTCGCTCCTTGTGACATAGCACAGAATATTTGGATTCCACCACAGTTTGCTCAAAAAGATAAAAAAGACCCGTATCGCTATATGATTGTTAAAGCGATGCCATCACTTCGTAAATGCTTAACTGATAACGGTTATTTATTTGATGATGATAAGAAAGATGGAATGAGATTCCAGTTCTTGATGGCGGTAGGCGGAGAACTCTTTGATGTTGATGAAGACTTATCAGTTATGAAGAGTGAAGATAATATTTATGCGATTGGTTCAGGTGGACCTTTTGCGCTAGGCGCACTACACGCAGGAGCCGAGCCAATACTGGCTATGGAAATTGCTTCTAAAGTTAGCGCTTATTCATCTCCACCTTTTTATACAGAAGAACAATATAAATGAGCAAGTTTAATGACGCTATAGAAAAAGCGTTACGAGTCCTTGCTGAAGAACTAGAAGATTCAGAGAGTCAAATCTGTACAGGATGGGTTCTAGTTAGCGAGTGGTCTGACTATGAAGGCACTCGATACTTAATGACAGATGTAAGCGACAATATGAATCCTTGGTTAGCCAAGGGAATGTTATTGAGCGCTGAAGAATATTCATATACACCAGAGGAGAAATAATGGCTAGAGGTGGAATGCGACCAACAGCACCACAGAACAATCCTGCCAACGTATCAGCCACTGGTGGCAACGGTCAATCAGGTCGTCAGGGTGCAAAGTATTACTCTGGTGGAACCTATGGACAAGGACAAGAATTGATGGCACAACAACAAGGAGCACCCTTGTCTAAAGCGCCATCACCAACAGCACGAGCACCGATGATGGCAAACCTTCCGCCAGTGACACCGCTAACTGCACCTTCTACTAATCCAGAAGAGCCAGTTACAACGGGTATACCTGTGGGACTAGGAGCAGGACCTGAAGCGCTTACGCTACCAAAGAATGAAGATACAGATATAGACCGCGAACGTCTAATGAGTTATCTTCCAGCCCTTGAAGCAGCAGCACTTAGCCCCAACTCCTCACAAGCATTTCGTAATTATGTGAGATTGTTGAGGGCTAACTTACTGTGAGCGATAGAGAAAAAGCGATATTAGCGTATCAAGCAAAGATAACTTCATCTAATCCTTCTGCATTTGATGCCTTAGGTGAGTTTAATAAATATTATCAAAAGCCAGCAGAAGTAACTTCATACGCTTTGCCTGTAGATTTTGCAACTGCTATTCCAACAAAAGAACGCGCAGCGTTAATTGAATCTTTCAACCCCACAACTCGTAGTTTTAAGTCTGAATATTATGACGCAAAACTAAAGCAATATATGCCAGCAGTACCAGGTGAGGCTAAAGGTTTCTGGCAAAAGACTGGTGAAACCCTTGAGAAGGGTTACAACTTAGCAGCGCAGGCTGTTGTATTTGGTCTTGGTATAGCAGATGAGAACAACCCTTTATGGAAGGGTCAGTTCAATGTAGAAACTATTCGTAAATCCTGGGAAGAAGCAGGTAAGATTTCTCCAGGACAGATGGCACTTAATACTGTTGCTCAGGCAAGTATCGGAGTATTTGACGAATTAAATCTTGGTCTTGGTGACAAGTTCATCAAAGAGAACTTATTATTTGGTTCTAATAATTTTAATATATATAACAGCAATCTTCGCAAGGCTGCATTTGAAGAGCAAACTTTAGGTCGCGTAGGTTCCTGGTTTGGCGATGTTGTATCTCGATTTGTTATCGACCCATTTGTTGTTGTTGGTAAAGGTGTTCAAGTTTATCGTGCTGGTCGTTACGCATTTGAAAATGCTGATGAATTCGGCAAGATTATCTCTGGTGCAGAAGACTTAACAAAGCGTCAGAAAAGACTTAAGGGAACGTTTAATGATTTCCTAGAGCGTACTGACGGTATGGTAGAACAAGACTTCTTTCGTATTAAGGCTGTACGCGAATCATCTAATCCTGGAATCGTTGCAAACCTTCTATCTACTGCAAACAAGATTGAAGATAAGTCAGCCCGTCACCTTGCTAAAACGAACATTATCCATATGGCAATGGGCGACGAAGATGCCTTCGTACAGTTGGCTAATCAGTCCGACCTTCTAGCAGCACAGGTCGCATCACTTCGTGATGAAGTGCCACAGATGAAGTTCTTAACTGGCAAGCCTGCCGAAGATGGTCAACAGGCGTTCAACTATATGAACGATGGCGCTGAATATGAGAAGCATCTAGAACTTATTAAGGAATACGAAGACGACATTGCTAAGATTCATAAAAACTTAGCGGTTGTTGGCACAATGGACCCTAAGAAAGTTCCATTCGTAGATGTCGGCTCTGATTTCCGAAGAGCATTTGTTAACAGCCAGAACTTTATTGACTTCCGTTCTAACTCTGGAACTATGGTCAGATTCCATACTGGCTTCTTCTATAAGCGTCCTCGTGGCTGGATTGACTATACAGACAATCAAAGCGTACAGACTATTGATAATCAGTTGAGCCGTGTGGTTGGTTTATCTGATAGACAAAATAAAATTTATCAAACAGAAATTAATTTACTTAATACTAAGATTGATGAAGCATCCAAGTTAGACCAGAACGTTCAGGCTAATGCTGATAAAGTTTCTGAACTTAAGTCAGAACTTAAGCGTACTGAGTTTAGGTTTAACAAAGCGACATCCTTTACTGTTCAGCGTAGAAATGAAC